AATTTACTCCTTATTGGCTCTAAACGCACTGACAGAACAATAGAACATATTAATCTTAATTATCCACTATTAAAAACAAAAGTCATTTATAAGGATTTCCGCAAAGCTTATGAAGATGATTTCTTTCTTGATATTCAAGCCGCATTTGACAGCATTGGTAATGATTTAGCTATTCTTGTAAATAATGTCGGTCATCGAGTCGGCTGGAATCCTTATCATGAAATGGATGCTTCATATATTAGAGATGTTATTTCCACCGGAACTATTGTGCAAAGCAGGTTGACACATATGGTTATTCCGGGGTTCTTAAAAAGGAAGAAGTCAGAAGCAATCGAAAGTAAGCGCAGTGCCTTGATTAATATTACTGCTCAATGTATGCATCCAAATTTCTTATTTGGTATAACCATGCCGAATGAAATTAGTGTCCCATATTTGAGTGTCTATGAGGCTGCTAATGCATTTGGTTTTTATCAGGGAAGTTCAATATATAAAGAATATCAAGGAGTATTTGATATACTTAATATAACGCCGGGTGCAGTTGTAACAGAGAATACCGGGTGTTTAAGTAAGACTTTATTTAATGTCTCGGGTAAAGCCTATGTAAAACATTTAATGAAAATGATTGGTAATGTACAGGGCTCAACATGCGCTTATTGGGGTCATGCTTTATCAAATTATCTTATTAATTTGGCACCAAATATGAAGGACGGTCTTCTCAAGAAAGTAGGTGAAACTATTTCGGCCGATTTTATGAAGAAGAGTAAGACGGATTATGCTATAAAGGAGGATAAAAGAAGTGAAGAGGTTGAGGTGGATATAAGTAATTGTGAGGCTCTTGATAAGGATGCCGATGCCGATGCAGAGTAATTTTATCCCTGTAAATGTTTCAAGGCTTTTAATATGACTTGTTCCTGTTCGCTTAATTTTTGAAATAGAATCACTTCTGATAGTTTGATTTGAAAGAGCCGATTCATTCGATTCTTACATTTGATATGTAAATCGTCTTGTATGATTTTCATATCACAGACAATTCCGCCATTGGTTAATTTAATTACTTCGGGATTTTTCAGAGAGATCCAGCGAACATAACTACCAAACCGTAAATCATCCACATTATTGATTAACCTGTAGGATTTTAATTGCTTATGTAATATCGCCAATTCACTCCTGGGTAAATTTAATTGCTGTAACATATCGTTTTTATCCTGTGCGATTTTTGCATAATCTAAATCGATAATTGCTTCATTATTTTCATTATCTAAAGCATGTAGTAATTTATTAATATCCATTTGGTTGTTGTGTATATTAATAAGTTTTTAGTTCTATTAACTTTTTTAATTTAATTATATACGGTCATTTTTAATCGTGTCCCACATAATTACTGGAAAAGAAACCGGATATGTTAATCCCACGACTAATCCTAGTGTCGTATAAGCAATCACCGAAGAAAATTTAAATAGTGCAGGTGTTTTTTCATCATTATTTATAATATCAGTTATACCCGAGACAAACCCAATTGCGCTACTAAATGGTACAATATCTTTCATGCTACTCTTGTATAAATTAAAAGCGGATGATGCGAAGCGTGAGGCCATTTGCTGTTTTTATAATAGATTTGAATTATTTTTAAACACTATTTTATTTATATATATATAAACATGTATGCAAGGATAGATAATATAAAAATACAATACGAGGATACTCCTATATTAACTCCTGTATTAAAATGTACAGGATATTGTCCGGCATGCAGCAATCAAATATGCCTATTGATCTAATTTTTATATAATATTATATAAAATTGATTATATATTAAATATAATTTACTATATTAACATAACCATAAATAAAATGACTGATAAATTTGTTTTACAAGTATTAGGAATCACCGAAGCAAAAATTATAAAACGTCCTTCGGGACGAGTAAATAACGAAGCATTATCGGATATTGTTATTTTCCGAGAAAATAAAATAGCTTTGGCTCATACACCTTCATTAGGTTGTGATGGATTATCGGAACCAGGATCAGATGTATTTGTTGCTCTCTGTCCGCCGGAAGAAGAAGAATTACATCTTACTACAGAAGGTGAGAAATTTACCCATACAGTATTCTTAGCCTATTATAAGGAAACGGTTAATAATGTGCAGATTATGGCCATTAATTATAAATTAGCGATGGAATTAATGGAAAGCTGTATTGAAAAGAATTTAATGATTATATTACCACCTGTCAAGCAATTCAAACGAAATGTCCCTATAAAAATGGAAGGAAAAATAGATTCAGAATATAGTTTTGTCGGCATATGCGAGAATAATACACCATTTGTAATGGAAATGTATAATGTGGCGCACGCTGAATATAATCACGGCCAACCAGATGCGTTTTCGCATGCCATCAAGGCAAAGCGCTATGATATGACCGAGATGGATTATAATACAAAATCCGCTTATTTCCCCGAAAAGAATAACACAAATACCGCTGAAATGGTTAAGAAGATCAACGAATTAGCCACTATGGCGAGTGAATCATCCGTTCTTTGTATTTTGGCCTACGTCGTTCAGCGTACAGATATCAATAAATTAGAAATATCCTTATACAACGATGAATATAGAATGGCTGTTAAAAATGCTTTAATGCGTGGTGTTCGAATCATGCCAATTGTTATTAGCTGGACATCGAATGGTGTAGCATTTTTCGTGACAGATGAACTACCTATAGTTAATCCTATATAATAAAAATATATCTGTATATTAAAATGCTATCAAAAAAATCAATTATTCTTATGTATTTTTTTATCGGGTTTGTATCCGATCTTATATTAAACTATCTATCAGTACAAGACTATGCTCCGAAGCCAATAAAAGCAATGGAATTTTATTTCAAACGAAAAACGATCAAAAACAAATTACTGCGTGATTTGATTTCGGCATTTTATGCAGGTTTAACTATTGTAGTCGCGGTTATTATTACCATGATAATATCAAGCGGGTTATTCGGCTTTTCTCATCCGTTGCGGTTAAAACAATTATATAAATTTATGATAACGGCATTTATAGTCGGGTATATTATGGATGTCGTTATTTATAAAACACAATTATTCGGCGATTCTTTGAATCCTTATTATGAAGAAACCGGTGCTGGTTTATGGGGTGCATTGGCCTTTATTTTCTCGGTCTTAATCGTCTACGTTTCAACCGAATATCTTTGATTGAAGGTGTTGATTTAAAATTTTTAAACAGTATATAAGCTGTAATTAAAAAACAGATTAAAACAACATACCAATATTTTACGAAAACATTCATTAAAGAAATCATATTTTTTTCACTCTTACTAGTCCATGAATTTTCATAATAGTGCAGCCCGATAGCGTGCTTGGGGATAGAACAGCTATTATTATTTACTTCAAAAATATCGCAATTTTCAAAATACGATTTATCTAAAATATGAATTTTATAGTTGTCTTTATTATTGGTTTTTTCCATATATAATTTATAAGCCTTACTTAAACAAAGTGGACCGGTAGTAGCGAAAATATGAATTGAATTATTGATATTTGGAAAATCTTTTCGATTATAAGCTTCTTTCATCGTTAATAGTATTAGTTTATTCTTTGGAATACACATAATCGTTCCATTATTGATTATAGGATCGTTGCTAATAGACATTGACCCGACTACTGCCAATACGATTTTTTGCGGTAGATTTGTAGGCATCAATGATAAAATAATATCTGATTCGGCTATACTCGGTGTATTATCGATTGATTGTAAACATTTGATATCCATATCTATATAAATGCCGCCATATGTATATAATATCACATATTTGGCGAAATCGATCTTTTGTATCATTTTTTTATAAGAAAAATAAGTGTCTTTAATCCACCCTTCTTGCTCTTTAATTAAGTTTTCAATTTTTGTTTTATCCCAAATTAAAATTTCATATTTGGGATTCAACGTTACCCAAGTATCATGATACTCTAATAAATGTGGAGGTATTTCTGCTTTTCCTTGAAACCATATTTGATGTATCGTTTTAGGTATTTCCATTATTATATAATATGTATATTTAAATATTTCTGCAAATTGAAATAAGTAAGTTCTTCATCGGCTGATTTTAACCGTAATAATTGTTGCAGAGTTTCATCGGGATTGATCTTTTTTCTGTTTGTCATGTCCTGTAACTTATTGATGCGAATATAGTTGAGCACATACTCGGCGATATATGTTCGTGCGACTATTGCACCTGTAGGTTTATTCATAAAAGTGCACATTTCAGGGCTAATAGTGACCGGTTTGTCAAAACCTGAAAGGTGTTGCTGTAACTTGCTCTCTTCCTTTTTCCGTTCCTTTATTTCATTTTCTTTGGCCTTTTCTCGCTCTTTATTACTCCTGGCTACGCTTTTTTCTAATAATTTAACCTTTGTTTGCATGTCGCTGAGATGTGTTTTTAAATTGGATAGATCTTGTAATAAATTATTAAATTGTGTTTCGATAGGCAGGACTTCTTTTAATATGGGAAATGCTTCACTAATACTTTCTTCTTGCTCTTCACTGACTGTATTCATAACGATTTGTTCCTCATTAACTATTATGTCTTCCATTTTTAGGTTTATAGTATAATAGTACTATAAATCTAAATCAATTTTGTTAACATATTACTGTGTAAGCTCAACCGTAGGCTGTCGTTGTTGAGGTCTTGCGCGCTTACCACCAGAAGGAGCTGCTGCAGTGGTAGTCTTACGTCTAGGAACAATCATCCATTCGGTTTCATCACTCTTACTCAATTGAGGCGGTTTGCTTGCGTGTGATGTAGGAGCAGATGACGCACGGCGTTGAAACTTGGGTGTTTGAGGAATTTGCTGTGTCTGCTTAGGTTGTGCTGGTGTCTGCTGCGCATGTGTCTGCTGATGATGTTCATCACGAGCACCTCGCATTTCATTACGAGTCTCACACATAAGCTTTCCGCCTTTTACACCTCGCACTTCCGAGACTTGGACTTCATGTTTATCGTTATTCACTGGGCTAATAGTGAGCTCGACATATTCGCCTTGCACTAAATACTTGTATTGAGATTGACCGACTTGAATCGCCGTATGATGAACGAAAACATCACGAGATTCATTTGTGGTTGAATCAGTTACGGTAATAAAACCATAACCGGCCTTGTTGTTAAACCATTTAACACATCCGGTGGTGGAAGTTGTTGCTGTTGCACTTTCTGTTCTTGTTACGCTAGGTAAGGACATTCTATAATATTATATAAGTATCATATATCTTTATATTATATTTGCGTATAATTATTATATTCTCATATCAATATGTTTACAAATATTATGATCCCCTAAATGCTTTTTATTACATCTACAGGTTAATGGTAAGCTTTCTAATGGTTCGTAAAAATATTTTATAAAATTATTAACGCCATCAACATTATCAATATTAATATGATTACCAAATTGTTCTTTTGAAAAAACTGGATCTCGAATTATTATCTCAAAATCTAATACACATATTTTGATATTATCTATCTCTATGATTCTATTTTTAAATTCTATGCCATTTAACATACATACTTCTTCTTTTATCTCATGTTTATTATTCACTATATAATTCATTATATTTACTTGGTCACTTAAACTATTGAATGTTTTATTTTTCATGTTATTTAATATTTTCATCATAAAATTTAATCCCTCCTTTTTAATTACATAAAATCCAGAGCATACACCAAAACCTATTTGTTGACTACATTCTTTTGGAAAACTTTGATTTCCTCCAATTTCAGTTGATATAATAAAATCATAAGGTAATGATACTATTTCATCTATTTCTTTTTCAATTATTATATCCATGTCAATATGAACAATCGGTTTATTTTCTTTTAAACAAAGTAATATGTTTTTACTTAATCTAACTACATCCCACCAAGCGTATTCATATGAAGGTATCTCATTCTTGTTTATATTAGTCTGGTCAAATATAATGATTTTTTTAGTTTTTGTACATTTATCATTAATTCTTTTTTTCCAATGATTTTTTATAGGTTCATATTTTTGACCAACACATATTGTAGATATTATATAACTCATTATAGTAATTTTCATATGAATATTTTTAAATAAATATAAATATTAAACATTATGCAAGAAAAAAATATGGTATATTGTTTTTTAGAATTGTTTTTTAGAATTATTTTATTATTTATTGGCATTCCATGCAAATACAGTCCGGCATTAAAGAACACTCCGGAGCATCGTATTCAAACGCTTCTATTTTGAATTTCAAATGTGAACGGCCAAGCTTGATCGGAAACTCATTCGTATCTTGATATATATCGTTTAACATATTCATTTCTTGTTCGCTAAGCAGGGTCACGGTAAATATACCTCTCTTATGTTTGTCCACTTCAAAATCTACTTCGTCGCCGAAATAATGGCGTAAGGTATTTACTATAAATCGGAATTCCATATTTGATCCTCTTAGTCTTTGGCCATCGGCGGCTTCTTCTGCATTTAATCCTTCGAACGGGTACTCGTTGCCTTCAAAGACAAAGATCGGTTGCACGTTGATATTGTAATGATTCGGTTGGTAGGCCATTTTGTCTGTCTGTCGCTTTTTATACTGGTATCATCATTTGAATACTTTTAAACACGTTTCAATTTTTTCACAAATTCTATAAAGTTTGCGACAAATTGGTTAACATATTTCGTAAATAGTCGTAATTAGGTTTGGCTGCAAAAGGTAAATTCTTACAGTATTGATTAAAAAGAATGAATTCGCCGACGATATTGTTCGCATAAGCCCAACCAAATGTTTGTTTAATGGCTGGTGCCATCTCTCCGGCACTTTGCCAGGGCAATTCGCCTTTTTGTAAGAAGATTAAAATATAGCCGAGCGATTCTACGTCATCTCTCCGGCTGGCCGTGAACCCTTGTTGCACATTAACACTCATATAGCGTGTTGTACCTAGAAGTTTTTCGCCTATTTTCATCGGGATATGCTTATCAGTTTGATAATAATATAATCCGGCGAGACCAAAATCAATAAGATAAAGTTCGCTAATATTCTGTTCATTGGTTTTCAATAGAAAATTAGCTGGTTTTATATCCCGGTGCAGAATACCTTTGTCATGTACGAATTCAAGAGCATTAAGCATTTGCACACCGAGATGCAGAATCACTTTCATACTCATTTGAGAACCATAACTTGCTCTTAGCTGTTCGAGGTTCTGTTCTAAAAGGGGCATGACAAAGTAGTTATACTTCCCTTCAGTGCCGGCAGAATAGAGGGATGGAATATATTTACTACCTTTTAATCTCTCATACATTAAGATTTCATTCTCAAAAAGGGCTTGATGATTCTCTTTCGTAACCAGTTTTATGGCATATTGTTCTGCATTTGTATCGGTATCTTTCTTTGTGGCCGCATATATTTTCCCAAAAGAACCTTCACCGATTTTCTTATTGAGGCGATAGGTTTTCCCGACAATAATGCTTGATTGTTGGGCTGATGCTCCTACATTCATACCATATAGTATCAGAGAGAGATATATTTATATGTAAAATGGAATGAATATAAACCTATCTTACGTATACTATTAACAACACTTATAAAGAATGGTCGTCATTTGTGATATGCCTTTTCCCGTTAATGATGATACTGTACAAGAAAATATATATGACGGGAAGCAACTTAGCGATTTTCAAAAATGGGCGATAAAAGCGATAAAAGAAGGAGATCATGTTTTAATAACAGCACATACCGGCTCGGGCAAAACCTTACCGGCCGAGTTTGCTATAGAATATTTTACAAATAAAAAAAAAGGAAAAGTCATCTATGCGTCGCCGATCAAAGCTTTATCAAATCAGAAGCTCTATGATTTCCGCCGGAAGTTTCCTGGTATTTCATTTGGCATTTTGACGGGTGATTGTAAGGATAACCCTGATGCAGATGTTTTGATAATGACAACGGAAATTTTGCGCAACTCTCTTTTGGGGGCCAGCCCCCACACCCCCCTTGCGGATGCATCTCATGTACTCAGAATGGGGGTTGAAGGGGGATACCCCCTTGCGGATGCATCTAATGTAGTGATAACGGGTGTTGAAGGGGGATACCCCCTTGCGGTTATATTCGACGAAGTGCATTACATCAACGACGCTGAACGGGGATCGGTTTGGGAACAAGCCATCTTGCTCTTACCGCCACAGGTGCAGCTTATAATGCTCTCGGCTACCATTGACCGAGCAGAAGATTTCGCTGGATGGATAGAGACAGAAAAAAATAAGCAATGGTTGGGGGGAATCCCCCCACACCCCCCGTCTGGGGAAAGTATTACACAGAATGCCAATAACAATATTGATAACACACTTGCCCTAGATAGTTGGCGTGGGGGCGGGGGGTGTGGGGGGCGG